ATGCCCCTGCTGACACTTGAGCAGTGCCGCATGCACTGCCGTATCGACGGCGACTACGACGACGCCATTCTGGACGACCTGCTGGCCGCGGCGACCGACGCGGCGTCGGCCTACCTGCGGCGGGCGCTGTTTGCCGACCAGGCGGCACTGGATCTGGCGCTGGACCAGTTGCCGCAGGACATGGCGGCGGCGGTGACCGGGCATGAAGCCGCGGTCGCCGCCGCCAATGCCGAGACCAACGCGGCCAAGGCCAAGGCCATGCGTGACGTCGCTGATCGTCGCCTGGCCGTGGCCACCGAACGCAGCGCGCAGCTGCTGCAGGGCCTGCCGGCCAACGACAGCATCCGCGCTGCGGTGCGCCTGCTATTGGGCCATCTGTATGCGCATCGGGAAGCGGTGGTGGTTTCCACGCACGCCTTGGATGTACCGGTCGGTGCTGCCGCCATCGCGATGGAGCTGCCGTTTGGCGTCGCCGCACTGCTCGATCCCTACCGACTGGCGGCGACCCCATGAACGCCGGTCACTTCAACCGTCGCATCCGTATCGAGCGCCAGGATGGGCGCGTCGATGCCTGGGGCCAACCTCTGGATGCGTGGGTGAGCGTTGCCGATCTGTGGGCGGCAATTCCTCTTGAACGTGCCGACACGGTGCAGCGGGTGAAGCTGGACAGCGGGCTGTCCGCAGCGATCCGCCGCCAGTGCTTCCAGGTGCGCCTGGCGCCGGCGCAGCGAGCCGGCATTGGCATCGGAATGCGCATCGTGCACGACGGCCACGCGTTCGATATTACCGGTGTGGTGCCCGACCTTGGCACGCGACACACCGCCGTGCTGTTCACCGAACAGCTGGCTGCAACCGCCTGAGCGAGGACACTGCGATGAGTTACGAACCGAAGTTGCAGCAACTGCTTGGCGGATTGCTGCAGGGGCGCCTGTACCCGGATGTTCCACCGGACCGAGTCACCTATCCCTGCGCGGTCTACCAGCAGGTGGGTGGGCAGGCGCTGTGGTTCAACGAAGGGTCCATCCCCGACCAGAAGCACGCTCGCGTGCAGCTGACCGTCTGGGCAGACACCCGTGCCCAGGCCAACACCCTGATCCGTGACATCGAAGATCAGGTCTGCGCGGGTCTGCCGAAGTCTGAATCCTATGGCGCCGCCATTGCCGTGCATGAACCGGCACTCAGGAAGTACGGCGCACGGCTCGATTTCGGGCTGTGGTACGCCAACCCGTAGTTCCACTGCTCCACGTACCACCTGAAGCCCGGCACACGCCGGGCTTCGTCTTTTTCAATCCACATGAGGAAATGCAACATGGCACTCAAGCTTCCCAAGGGCACCCAGTTCGGCTTCGCACCGGTCGTCTCCACCGCCATCGCCACGAGCGCGATCTCCAAGGCTGCGCCGGCACTGGCCAGCGTCGCCGCCAACAGCGTCGACACCGGCGATGTGGTGGTCATCGAGCTGCCGGGTTGGCCGGCCCTGAACAACCGCGCCACCCGCGCCGGTGCCGAAGCCACCGGCAGCGTTGAACTGCTGGGCATCGATACCACCGACAACGTGCTGTTCCCCGCCACCAGCGGTGCCGGCGTGCTGCGCAAGGCCGGTGCCTTCGTCGACCTGGACCAGCAGGGCGACCCGACCACCGCAGGTGGCGAGCAGCAGTACTGGAGCGGCACCCTGCTGGAGGACCCGACCGGTCGCCAGGTGCAGATGCCGACCTTCAAGAACGCCAAGACCATCACCCTGCCGCTGTTCTACGATCCGAAGAAGCCGTGGTACTCGGCCCTGAAGAACGTCGACGCCAAGGGCGAACCGGTGATCCTGCGCGCCAAGCTGGTCGGTGGCGACGTGCTGTACTGGTACGGTTACCTGAGCTACAACGGCGACCCGACGATGGCCGCCAACACCCCGATGGGCACCACCGCGACGTTCACCGCGCTGGCCGACTCCATCCTGGTCGAGGGCGCCTGATGTTCCAGGTAAAGGCGCCAGAGAGCTTCAAGAGCACCCTGACCATCATCGGTCATGGTCGCGAGCAGAAGCTCAACCTGACCTACCGGCACCTGCCGGTGGCCGACTATGCGCAGCTGCTGGAGCGCCTGGGCGATGACACGTTGAGCGTGGCACAGGCGATCCTGGACATCGTGGTGGATTGGGATGCCGACGTGCCGCTGGACACTGCCGGCGTCGAGCTGGCCCTGCAGCAGCAGGCCGGCCTGGATGGCGCCATCATCGGTGGCTACACCCAGGCCCTGCAGGTCGCACGCAAGGGAAACTGATCGAGGCGGTGGGGGCCCTGTACTGGCGGGCCCCCACCGAGTCCGAGCTGATGCAGCTTGGATTGAAGGCCAAGCATTTTCCGCCGCCACGGGTTGAGCTGTGGCCGGAGTGCGTGCTTCCCATCGAACTCTTTTCGCGGGTTGCCACCCAGTGGCGCGTCGGCGCAGGTGGCCCGATCGGGCTGGATTACAACGTGGTCTACCGGGAGCTGGAGCGCGAAGCGCTCGATGGCGACCAGTACGACGAGGTGATGGCGGCCATCCGCGTCATCGAACGCGCTGCCCTGGAGCAGATGCAGCAGGAATGAGCCGGCCATCGCGGCAACGCCGATGCCCGGTCCCGACTCCGCCGATGCGGAGCCGACTCTCCCGAGGAACACTCAATGAGCACTACATCGCCTGGCAGCACACGGGCCACCGTGGACGCCAGCAATGCACTGGAAACGGCCATGCAGGCAGCAAGGCGCAGCATGACCGAGATGACCGGCACCACACAGGAGTTCCAGCGGCAGCTGGAAAAGATCAATACGGTGCAGCAGGCATTCAACGCCGTGCTGACAACCAGCGCCTCGCTGGTCACCGCCCTGTCCACGCAACTGACTGCCTTGAACACGCAAATGCAGGCGGTGGCGAAGTCTGCTACGGCCGCAGCGGGCGGTGACGCCGGCAAGGCCGCGAAGACGGAGGAGAAGGCGGGAAAGGACGACATGGGCCTGGCGGGCATCCGCAAGGGTCTGGGCGGCGCGCTCGGCGACTATATCGGCAAGACCGAGAACACCGCCACGGCCGCCAAGAAGGCCTTCGGCAAGGCATTCACTGGCGCCGACGAGGCGCTGCGGAGCTTTGTGACCACCGGCAAGTCCAAGTACAAGGAGCTGGCCCAGTCCATCCTGTCCGACCTGAAGATGATTGCCGCACAGCAGACTCTGGTCTGGGGAGCGAGGAAGATCGCCGGCCTGATGGGGGTCGACCTGGCGCCCAAGGACGTTGCGACGGACGCGGCGGCAGCTGCAGCAGGCGTGGCAGCTCCCAAGGATGCCAAGGCCGGCGATGCCAAGGCAGGTGATACCAAGGGCGGCAAGGATGACAAGGACGCCAAGGGGTTTTCGGGGTTCCGCAAGGGTTTCGGCAGCGCGCTCGGCGAGTACATGGAAAAAACCGAGAACTCCGCCAAGACCACCCAGGATGCATTTTCCAAGGCATTCACCGGAGCCGAGGCCGCATTGCAGAGCTTCGTGAAGACGGGCAAGTCCAATTACAAGGAACTGGCCAAGTCGATCATCGCCGACCTCAAGATGATCGCCATCCAGCAGGCAATCGTCTGGGGCGTCAAAAAGATCACGGGCATGCTCGGTTATGGCACGGGGGTGGAGGCCAACGCCAAGGGCGGTGTCTACCAATCGCCGAGTCTGTCGGCCTACTCCGGCGGTATCTACAACACCCCACAGCTGTTCGCATTCGCCAAGGGCGCCGGCGTGTTCGGTGAAGCGGGGCCTGAAGCGATCATGCCGCTGCAGCGCGGGCCCGATGGCCGCCTGGGAGTGGCGGCACACGGTGCCGGCGGCGGTGGCGGGGTGGGTGTGAACATCCGCATCGACAACAACGGTGGCAAGGAAGTCACCAGCAACGAAAGCATGCTGCAGCAGTTCGGCAACGAGATCGGCCAGTTCGTGGAGCGAAAATACCGTGATCTGCAGATGCGTGACATGAAGGCTGGCGGCGTCCTCAGCAGGAGTGCAGCACGATGACCGACACCTTTACCTGGGCAGCAACCAGCCAGAGCACTGGCACCACCACTGCCACCGTCAAGCGCGCGCGCTTCGGCGATGGATACGCACAAGCCGCGCCGGATGGGCTCAATGCCCGCCTGCGCAGCTACCAGCTGCAGTTCGTCGGTAATCGCAGCACGATCAACGAGATCGTTGCGTTCCTGGATGGCCATGTGGGCCAGAGTTTCTTCTGGCGGGGCCCGCTGGGCACCGGTCTGTATGGCTGCGACACCTATACCGACAGCCATCTGGGTGGATCGGTGTTCAGCATCACTGCGACGTTCGAACAGACGTACCAGCCGTAGGAGCGGACATGGATCTTCAGCAGATCGACCTGGACACCATCCAGCCCAACGGCAAGCGGGGCGAAACGCAGCGCCCCGCTTTCACCAAGATCAATCAGAATTTCAAGGAAGTGGCCTTGGCGGTGGATGCAGTACCCGAGGCGGTCGCACGTGCGGTCTCGGGAAGAAATCGCCTGATCAATGGCAATTTCGACTGCTGGCAGCGGGGTGCCAGCTTCAACACATCGGGAAGGTACACGGCCGATCGCTGGTTCCTTCAGATGCAGGGCATCGCCGATCCGGTATTCAGGCGGAACCCCACGGCTATGGGGGACAACAATTTTCCCCGGAGCAAGTACACGCTGTCCGTCAGCTCGAGTGGAAACACCGACGCAGAGAAGCATTTCTTCGTGTTCGAGCAACGTGTGGAGGACGTGCGAACCTTCGCCGATACCCCAAGCACGGTGTCCTTCCTGGTATTCAATGCAGGTGCGGGGGGGCGCAGGATCGCACTGGAGTTCGCGCAGACCTTCGGCGCAACGGGGAGCGCTCCGGTACTCGCCGTTGCACCTGAGATTTTCGAGCTCGCTCCTGGCCTGAACAGAATCCGCAAGACAGTGACGCTGCCCTCCATCTCGGGAAAAACACTATCTGATGAAGGTGCCGCCGTGATGTGCGTGTGGGTATCTGCGGGCACGCAGTTTGCCAACCGCACCGCCGGCCTTGGTGCGCAGCATGGCCAGGTCTACTTCGGAGAATTCCAGTGGGAGCGCGGCGCTACGGCCACGGCTTTCGAGTGGCGTCCGCTGGACGAAGAAGTGCAGCGTTGTCGGCGCTACTACCAGGCCGATGCCACGGGTTCCTACTTTGACGGCGGAGTTCGCTTCAACGCCGGTGTCGGCCTCATCCGTGGTGACAACAAGGTGTACCTGATCTATCCATTCAGCCAGCGGATGCGGACCATCCCCACGGTCGGATTCTCAAACCTGCCGCAGTGGCGACTCCTTACGGGATCGGGGGCGACGAGCCTGACGGCGCTCAACGCGGTCGAAGTGTCTTCGACGAGGATGACCATCATCGGGTCCTTGAACGAAGCCGCTGCCGGTCAGGCCGGGATCCTGCAGAGCGCAGACTCCGCCGACGCGGGTACCGGAATCATCCTGGACGCGGAAATCTGAGATCCGCGAGCACCGCTGCGGAATGCGCTGCTTGGTGCAATCCCCGAAAAGACAAGGAAACAGCAGAAATGTCACGACGAATCATCGACCTCGATTCCATTCAACCGAATGGAAAGCGGGGTGAAACACAGCGCCCGGCCTTCACCAAGATCAACGAGAACTTCGCAGAGGTCTACGATGCCCTGGCCGCGGTGGAAAAGCTTCCAGAGACGGTGGACCACGCGATCAGTGGGCGGTTGCCCGGGCGCAATCTCTTCATCAATGGCGGCCTGCAGTTCTGGCAGCGTCGCACTTCTGGACGTGTCGGCAGCGGCTCGGGAACACTGGGTGCAGAAACGCTCTTTGCTGATCGCTTCTCCAACTCCGCGTTGAGCTGCAGTCATGACATCCAGCGTGTACCGTACGAGGGACAGTTGGGCTATCCCGAAGACACCCGCGCCATCCTCGTGTGCACGGTATCCGGTGCAGTCGCCAACAGCGGCGCCTGGATGGGCCAGAGAATCGAAGGTGTGCGAAGCGCCAGCGGCGCCGTCACGATCTCGGTCTGGGCGAACAGCGACGTAGCCGGGCGCAAGGTGGGTGTGCGTGTCATCCAGGACTTTGGAACCGGTGGGACGCCTTCGCCTCAGGTTTCCACCGAGGCGGGCGTCCTCACGTTGAGCACTGGAGCGTCGCGTCAGTCACTCACCGTGACGTTGCCGAGTACGAAAGGGAAGAAGCTGGGAACCAACGGCAACGACCACATTTACGTGGTCTTCGATCTATGCGCCGGTGGATATGGCGGGGCGTTGGCAGGCCAGAATGGATCCTTCGGCTTTACCCAGTTCCAGGTCGAACCTGGGCTCAATGCAACGAACTTCGACTGGCGGCCGCCCGGCGTGGAGCTGGCCCTGTGCCAGCGCTACTACGAGAAGAGCTACAACCTGGATGTCCCGCCCAATACGCCGCACAACGAAGGACGCGAGGCATTCTCGTTGAACAACCCGGGGGTTGCCCACTACCAGAGCGTGCGCTTCCTGGTGGCAAAACGTGCGCACCCCTACGTGATGATCATTTCGGCTGATACCACCCAGCAGGATGGACACATCGCCGAGGACAACATCTCCCGTGTTCCCTGCGTAGTGAACTACGCCTCGCCATCCAGCTATGAAGTGAGTTGGTCGAACAACCCGGGCCGATGGGGCGGCTGGTGGCATTGGTGGGCCGACGCTGAGTTCTGATCCGTAGCGGTCTCTCGCCAGAACAATAGGATCCCGACATGACAAGAAAGATTATCGACCTCGATTCCCTTCAACCGAATGGAAAACGAGGCGAGACACAGCGGCCGGCGTTCACCAAGATCAACGACAATTTTGCCGAGGTGTATAGCGGCTTGAAGGACGCTCAAGAGGCCGTCACGGCAATTCCAGCAGCCCTGGATGCAGCGTTGGCCGGTAGATCACTGGCCAGGAACTACCTCGTCAATGGTGACTTCCGCTTCTGGCAGCGCGGGTGGGGCCTGGCACAGGGCACAGGTTCGAACTATCTGGCCGATCGCTGGAAGCGTGACAACGGCAACGGAACGCTTTCAATGGCGCGCTTCCCGCTGGAGCCGGGGCAGACCGCAGTTCCTGGCAATCCGCGCTGGTACATGAATGTCAACGTAGGCGCCTCTTCGGCCAGGAACAGCTACCAGCGCGTTTCGCAATTGATCGAAGACGTAACACTGCTCAGTGGCAGGAAGCTGACGCTTTCCTTCTATGCGAAGGCAGCGCCCGGATCAAAGATTGCCGTGGAAATCGAGCAGGATTTCCGTGGTCAGGACTCCTCGACACAGATGTTTGCTGGCATCGCCACGCTGACAGGAACCTGGAGCAGGTACACGATGACGTTCGATGTACCCAATGTTTCCGGAAAGAACACCAACGGTGCCGGACACTGCACATGGGTCTCGCTGTGGATGTCCACCGGTCCGGACTTCAGCAATCGGGTTCCAGGCCTGGGGCATCAGACAGGCAACTTCGACATCGCGATGGTGCAGTTGGAAGATGGCGCTGCAGCCACCGACTTCGAGCGTAGACCAGACGCATTGGAGCTGCTGCTGTGCCAGCGCTACTTCGAGAAGAGCTACAACATAGATGTACCGCCTGGCACCGCTGATGGGGCCGGTCGGGACAACCAGTTCTATGACCGCTCGGTCGGCGTGGGCAGTACCTCGCACATCCGCTGCCGCGTACTGAAGCGGGCGACGCCTGCTTACACCGTCTACAACGACACAACCGGTGCCGTCAGCCAGGTCTCTGGTGCATCTGGTGGTGCCGGCACGGTGACGTCGATCGTCAACCCAGGCCAGTCCGGAGCCCAGGTCAACTATGTGTCGGCACCCGGGAACTGGGGTTCCTCCTTCCACTGGACTGCAGATGCGGAGCTTTGACATGTATCAACTGACGCACGATCCGGACATCATCAAGTGCACAGACACCGGAGCGTTCATTCCGCGTGGCCACTGGATGTGGCGAGACTATGAGACGTGGATCCTGGCTGGCAACGCGCCCTCGCCAGCGCCGCCGCCCTACCCGGCGGGATCCACCGAGCACCTCCATCTGCTGCGCCGCCAGGCGGAGCAATGGATGTGCGAGTACGTCCAGACACTGGGGCATACATCCATAGAAAGCTGCTGTAGCTACATCAGCAGCGTGATCTCGGGACTCTCCTGCGAGGCCCGAGCGATGGTGGCGTGGCGCGATGCAGTCAATCTGGCATTGACAAATCTGACCATCGCATCGCCCGAAGATGCGCAGACCTGGGAACAGATCAGGCAGAAACTACCGCAGCCGGAGACATTCGACTGGGTGTGCGGGACTTCCGACAGCGGTCCGCCGGAGCGCGGGCCCGCAGGAATCTAGAGGAGCGTTCATGGCAAGAAAAATCATCGACCTAGATACCATTCAAGCGAATGGTAAACGGGGTGAAACACAGCGCCCGGCATTCACCAAGGTCAACGACAACTTCGCCGACGTCTACGCAGGCCTGGACGGCGTACAAGACGCCGTGGACGGCCTGGAAAGCCGAATGGCAGGCCGCAATCGCCTTATCAACGGTGACTTCCGGGTCTGGCAAAGGGGTACGGCGTTTTCCGCATCTACCGGTGCCCGTCCTACCGCCGATCGCTGGCTGGCGAACGCGCACGCGACCACTCTCTCTGCATCGCGCGACGACATTGCGGCAGGCGGTGGTGCGGCGGGAAGGCTGATTGCAGGTTCCCGTCACCTGCTGAAGCTCGTCGTCGAAAGTGTTGCCGGCGCCGACAGCATGGCACTGGTGCAGCAGCGCATCGAAGACGTGCGTACGTTCGCGGGAAAGCGGGTCACCGTCAGCTTCAAGGCGAGGGCCACGGTCGACAACTTCAAGGTGGGCCTGGAATTCCAGCAGTCGTTCGGCACCGGCGGCTCAACGGCAAGGGACAGCATCGGCGGCGGCGTCACGCTCGATACGATGTGGCGCTGGCACCAGTTGACCGTGGATGTGCCTGGCATCGCAGGGCAGACCCTGGGCGCCGACAGCTATCTACAGCTCAGCCTGTGGATGGACGCGGGCGCGAACTTCGCCGGTCGCGCGTTCGGGGCGGGACAGAAGAGTGGCGTGGTCTATCTGGCTGAAATGCAGGTCGAGGAGGGTGACACCGCGACCGATTTCGATCGCCGGCCCGAAGCGCTTGAACTGTTGCTGTGCCAGCGCTACTACGAAACAGTTGATGTGAACCGGATCCTGGGAATCACCTACACCGCCAACGGCGATTCGCGCGCCTGCATCCCGTTCAAGGTACGCAAGCGCGTGGCGCCCAGGATCACCTCGCCCTCCACCGCGCTCAACCTGGTGGGCTTCGGATCCGAAGGCAGTCTCATCAACTTCAACGGCGGCGATCCGGGCTGGCAGTCCACCGTGGACGCGGCCGTGTTGTCCTCGATGTCCAACAACATGCAGCAGTGCGGAGCGGTCGTGGTGTGGTCGACCACCTCCCAGGTTCTGGTGCACGCAGACGCGGAGCTCTGAGCCATGAGCGCAATCACGACCGAAACCGGCCGCGTCAGCGGCTTCACCACCAATGCGTCACTGCGCCCCGGACACCGTGTGATCGTGCCCTGCGGTCAGCCGTCCCATCCCGTACCGCCTTATCCCGCCACCGCTCAGGAGCGCACCTCATGATCACCGCCGATGCCCAGCAACTCGAGCCGGGTGGCCGCATTACCGTCTTCGAACTGGACGCCAGCAGTTTCGGTGCCGACCAGCTGTTCTTCCACGCGCACCTGCAGAGCGGTGTGATCATCTGGCAGGGGCAGGAGTACGGCCCCTGGCCGATCGAAGCCAGCGGCTTTGAACGAACCAGCGACCAGCCGCCGAACCCGAAACTCCGGGTCAGCAACATCGATGGCCGCATCACCGCGATGTGCCTGCTGTTCGATGATCTGGTCGGCGCCCGTGTCATCCGTCGGCAGACGCTCGCCAAGTACCTGGATGCAGCCAACTTCGAAGAGGGAAATTCCAGCGCCGATCCGGCAGAGCACTTCCCCGACGAGGTCTGGTTCATCGAGCGCAAGGTCGGTGAGGACAAGCAGACGGTGGAGTTCGAACTGACCACGGCCATCGATCTCAACGGCGAACAGCTGCCTGGTCGGCAGATCATCGCCGGCATGTGTGGCTGGCTGGTGCGGGGTGGCTACCGCGGCCCCTACTGCGGCTACAACGGTCCGGCGGTTGCCGATGGCGACGACGTGGCCACCGATGATCCCGCCCGCGACCAGTGCGGGGGCCGTGTGCGCAGCTGCAAGATGCGTTTCGGCCAAGACAAGCCTTTGCCCTATGGCGGCTTCCCGGCCGCTGGCCTGCTTCGTTCCTGATCCCGCTCTCCGACTTTCCACTTCAAGGCCCGCTCGCGCGGGCTTTTTTCATGGGTGAAACATGCAACCAACAACCCTGCAGGCCATCCAGGCACATGCCGTGGCCGAGTACCCGCGCGAGTGCTGCGGGCTGATCGTGGCCATCGAAGGCCACGAGCACTATCTGCCGTGCCGCAACCTCGCGGGCACACCCAGTGAACACTTCCGCCTGCCGGCCGAGGACTATGCCGTGGCCGAGGACAAGGGCGAGGTGCTGGCCCTGGTGCACAGCCATCCCGACGCAGCCGCCACACCGTCCGACGCGGATCGGGTGATGTGCGAGCACAGTGGCCTGACCTGGCACATCGTCAGCGTCGGTCAGGTGGATGGCGAGGCACCCGAATGCGGTGACCTGCAGACCATCCAGCCGAACGGCTATGTTGCGCCGCTGGTCGGCCGCCAGTTCGCCCACGGCGTGCTGGACTGCTACAGCCTGGTGCGCGACTTCCATGCGCGGGAACTGGGCATTTCCTTGTCCGACTACACCCGCGACGACGACTGGTGGGACAAGGGCCAGGACCTGTACAGCCTTGAACGACTGCATGCGGAAGGCTTCGACCTGATCGAAGGCGAACCGCGGCGTGGCGACATGATCCTGATGCAGATCCGCTCGCCGGTGACCAATCACGCCGGCGTGTACCTGGGCAACGGGCAGATGCTGCATCACCTGCACGGTCGTCTTTCCGAGTCCGTGCCCTACGGCGGCATGTGGGCCGAGCGCACCCGTTGCATCGTCCGCCATCGCGAGGTGCGCCATGACTGACCGTCTTCGTACCATTCGCCTGTACGGCAAGCTGGGCGCGCGCTTCGGGCGCAAGTTCCGGCTGGCGGTGAACAGCCCGGCCGAGGCCGTGCATGCCCTATGCGTGATGCTGCCTGGGTTCCAGCAGTACCTGATGGCTGCAAAGGCCAAGGGCATGGAGTTTGCCGTGTTCAACGGTAAACAAAATCTCTCCCGGGAGCAGTTGCACGACCCGCCGGGGCAGGATGACATCCGTATTGCGCCGGTGATGGTCGGTAGCAAGCGGGGTGGCGCGTTGCAGACAATCGTGGGTGTCGTTCTGATCGTCGTCGGTGTGGTGGTAAATGCGTGGACGGGTGGAACCGCTGGCACACCCTTCATCAAGTTCGGCATAAGCATGGCGGTCGGCGGCGTTGTTCAGATGCTCTCCCCTCAGCCGAGAGGCCTGAGCGCCAAAGACTCCCCCGAAAACGCGCCCAGCTACAGCATGAACGGCACCGTCAACACCCAGGCACAGGGCAATCCCGTACCGGTCGCTTACGGCGGGCACGACAAGAAAGGCATGTTCATCGGCTCGGCCGTGATCAGCGGCGGCATCCTGGCGGAGGACCAGTTTTGAACCAGATCATTCATTCCGCACAGCGTGAGCGCAGTGCACCCATACCCACACTGGCCGGCGCAAAAAAGGGCGCCAGCAATGCACGCACGCCGGTGGAAACGCCGGACAGCCTGCACTCGATGGCAGTGGCCCGCATCATCGACCTCGCCAGCGAAGGCGAGATCCGCGGCCTGGTCGCCGGCAAGCAGTCGATCTACCTGGACCAGGTGCCGATCGAGAACCCGGACGGCACGCTGAACTTCTCCGGCGTGGACGTGCAGACGCGTTCCGGCACCCAGGACCAGGAGCACATCAGCGGCTTCCCCTCGATCGAGAACGAAGTCGGCGTCAACGTCGAACTGCGCAGCGATGCGCCGGTGGTTCGCACCGTGTCCGGTGCCGATCTGTCAGCGGTGCGCATCCGCTTTGCGGTGCCCGCGCTGCAGAAGACCAACACCGAAAACGGTGATACCGAGGGCTATCGCATCATGTATGCGGTGGACCTGTCCACGGACGGCGGCCCGTTCAGCACCGTGTTGAACGACGCTTTCAGTGGCAAGACCACCAGCCAGTACGAACGCAGCCGCCGCATCGATCTTCCGGCAGGCAGCCAGTGGCATGTGCGCATCCGACGGCTGACCGCGAACGCCAACAGCAGCACCATCGCCGATACCGTCAACGTGCTGTCGATGACCGAGATCATCGATGCCAAGCTGCGCTATCCCAACTGCGCGCTGGCGGCGGTGCAGGTCGATGCCAGCCAGTTCCAGAACATTCCCACGCGCTCGTATCAGCTGTGGGGGCGCATCGTACGTATTCCGTCCAACTATGACCCGCTCACCCGCGTCTACAGCGGTGTGTGGGATGGCACCTTCAAGAGCGGCTGGACCAACAATCCGGCGTGGGTCTTCTTCGACATCGTCACCAACGATCGCTTCGGCCTGGGTCATCGCATCCCGCTGGACTGGGTGGACAAGTGGCGCCTCTACCAGATCGCCCGCTACTGCGACGAACTGGTCAGCGATGGCCAGGGCGGCAGGGAGCCACGATTCACCTGCAGCCTGTACCTGCAGACCCGCGCTGAGGCATACAGGGTGCTGCAGGACATCGCCACCATGTTCCGAGGCATCAGCTTCTATGCAGCTGGCCAGGTCATGGCTTCGGCCGACATGCCCAAGGACCCGCTGCTGACCTACAGCCAGGCCAATGTCATCGAGGGCCGCTTCCACTATGCGGGCAGCAGCCGCACGGCGCGGCACACCGTCGCTCTGGTGTCCTGGATCGATCCGGATGATTTCGGCCGGCAGAAGGTCGAAGTGGTGCAGCACCTGCCGGGGGTCGCCCGCTATGGCATCAACCAGACCGAAGTGACGGCGGTGGGTTGCCATTCGCGTTCGCAGGCGCAGCGCGTGGGCAACCACATCCTGCACACCGAGATGCTGGAAACCGAGACGATCAGCTTCTCGGTGGGGCTGGATGCCCTGGGTTGCATGCCCGGCGACATCATCCAGGTGGCCGACCCGAACCGCGCCGGTCGCCGCAATGCAGGGCGCATCCGCAGCGCGGGTGCGCGCACCTTGGTGCTGGACCAGCCGCCGGAGAAGATTGAAGCCGGTGATACCCTGCGTGCGACGCTGCCCAATGGGCATTCCGAAGCACGTACCGTGCAGTCGGTTGATGGCGAGACGGTCACCGTCACCGCGCCGTGGTCGGCAGTACCGGTCGCGCAGTCGGTCTGGGCACTGGAGTCGCCGGAGCTGGCGCTGCAGCAGTACCGCGTGCTGTCGATCAGTGAAGGCGAAGAGCTGACCTACCAGATCACCGCGCTCAAGCATGTGCCGGGCAAGTACGCCGCCATCGACGATGGCACGCGCCTGGAGCAGCCGCCGATCAGCATCGTGCCACCCAGCGTGCAGCCGCCGCCAGCGAACGTGCGGATGGCCTCGCATGTGGTCGTCGACCAGGGTATCGCCACTTCCGTACTCACCATCGAGTGGGACGCGGCGGACAAGGCGATTGCCTATGACGTGGAATGGCGTCGTGGTGATCTCAACTGGGTCCGTGCCGGCCGCGTGGGTACGCAGAGCCTGGAAGTGCGCGGCATCTACGCCGGCCAGTACCTGGCCCGGGTTCGTGCAGTCAATGCGCTGGGAGCGGTGTCGCAGCCGATGGTCAGCGCGCTGACGACGATTGAGGGCAAGACCACGCCACCGCCAGCGCTGTCTTCGCTCACGGTCCGCAGTCGCGTTTTCGGCATCGAGCTGGACTGGCAGTTCCCTGTTGGTGCTACCGATACCGAGCGTACCGAGCTCTGGTACAGCACCAGTCCTGACCGTGCAGCGGCCATCAAACTCGGTGACTTTGCCTATCCGCAGGCACGGCACCAGATGAATGGCCTGGCGGCCGGCGCACGTTTCTGGTTCTGGGGTCGCCTGGTTGATCGCAGCGGCAACATAGGTCCATGGCACCCGGTGGGCGCTGGCGTACTGGGAGAGTCCAGCAGCAACCAGGCGGACTATGACGCCTACTTCGCCGGTCGCATCAACGAAAGTGCACTTGGCCAGCAACTGCAGCAGAAGATCGAGCGCGTCAGCGAGGTGCTGCCGCTGGTCTGGGATGCGGAGGCGACCTATACCGCGGGCCAGACCGTCATCCATGACGGCCGGATCTGGAGCTGGCAGGACACTGCAGCGGGCAACGAAACGCCACCGGGCACGCATTGGAAGGATGTGGGCGATGCGATCGCCGATGCCGGTGCCATTGTCGGTCGGGTCGATCAGCTTGAGATGGATGTCACCGAGGTCGATGGCAAGGTGGCTGCGCAGGGGCAGAAAGTCGATGGCCTGTTCGCCCAGGTCAGCGACCACAGTGCGGGCGAGGAGGACTACAACGTCGGTGAGAACGACGTTACCGCCGGCGCCATCACCGTCTACAGCGTGATGGCCGAAAAGGACGCGGCGCTGGCCAAGCGCGTGGACACGGTTGAAGCCTCCATCGATGGCGTACCTGGCAAGATCGAAGGCGTCAGCGCGGCCGTGCAGCAGGTCTCGCAGGCCGTGGTGAATCTGGATGGCAAGGTCAGCGCGACCTATACGGTCAAGGCGCAGATCAGCAGTGCAGGTCAGATCTACATGGCCGGCATGGGTCTGGGCGTGGAGCAGCAGCCCGATGGCAGTTACCAGAGCCAGATCCTGATGCAGGCCGATCGCTTCGCATTGTTCAACACCAACAGTGGCCAGGTCAGTGCGCCGTTCGTGGTACAGGGCGGGCAGACCTTCATCAGCCAGGCACTGATCGGCACTGGCTGGATCCAGAACGCGATGATCGGCGATGTGATCCAGTCCAACGCCGTGGGGGCCGATGGTCAGCCCCGATGGAGACTCGACAAGAACGGCACGTTGACGATGAGCGGCCCCGAGAACGGTGGCCGCCTGACCATCAATGACAGTGTCATCCACGTTTACGACAGCAGCGGTCGCGTGCGCGTCCGCATGGGGATCTGGTGATGGCAACAGGTATGCAGATTTTCGGCCCGGATGGGCAGATGTGGTTCGACACCAATGATCGGGCCGGAAAGGTGATGGGTGGCATGACGATCACCGGCAATTCCCAGAGTCCGGTCGGCCTGGCGGGGCTGGGGCAGCCATTTGCCATTCTTCCCAGTCCGACGTCCGACAGCTGGCAGGACCAGAACGGAAATCAGTTCTCCGCCCCGAACATGGGCGTCATGTCGTTCATTGATGGGGGCAACACGCTGATGATGCGGTTCACGTTCTCACCGATCGCCAATCCCTCCACTTACATTTTCTATGGAACCTTCTGATGTCCGTCGGTCTTGAAGTCACCAACGATAGTGGCGTCCCCGTGCTGGTGAACGCGCACTCTTTCGTCTTTTTCGCTATCGCCAAGGGGACGCAGGCGGTTGCAAGCAACCCATCTGTTTATGGCGTGGGCGGATACGTCAGCCTTCCGCCTCAGAGCGTTCCGTATCTTGTGTTCATCCGCTGCAATGGCGGATCCGCGCAGGTGGCATCTTCCACGAATGGTTTTTCCTGGAACATGGCACAAGGCACCACCAGCTTTGACTGGTGGGCCTGGGGGCGTGCAACGGTCAGTGGGAGCACCGGTATGCAAGTGTTCAATCCAGATGGCTCCATTCAATGGGACATGTCCAATCGCCCTTTGCGCATAGCCGGCCTGGTCGACAAGTCCGGCGCCAGCGTGCCTAGCTTCACCGAGATGTCAACCGACAATTTGCGTCAGGGGCCCCTGTTCAACGGCCCTGGGGAAAACCTTGCCTACCTCATGTCCGACATTGGCCTTTGCCACGACATCTATGCCTTCCATGGCAGTGGTCCAACCCTGCGCGGCAACATGCGCTACCAGCCTTTCATCAATACCCCGAATAGCTCGCAGCTACGCTTGAACTACTGCCGCCGCCGGGAAAACCGACCACGATCGTTGAATGGAGCGTCCTATCAGAGCTTTGCCGGGCAGCTACCTAATTTCCTGATCGCGGCCCACACTTACTGA